AGATCCAGCATATATTAGGAAGGTAACAGATCTATATCAAAAGAAATATGGCTAAGTTTCCATATAAAAAATATAAAATTATATGGGAAGATCCAACTGGAGATAGTGCCTGGCTATCTGATAGAGATATGGAAAACCTATCTCCAGCATTAATTACTACAGAAGCATACATTTATTCAAGAAATAAGAAGTACATTAAGACATTTGCTAGTTATATAAGGGAAGATGACGGTTCATATACCTTTGCTGATGTCAATGTTTTTCCTGCATCTTGTCTTGTAAAGCTTACAAAAATATAATATATCTGAATTAACAAGCCGATTTAAACTGGACTTTGCCCAGTAATGGATAACTTAGTGAAAGTTTATGACGACAACTTGGAAATAAACAATAAATGAAAAGGAAAACACAATGACAGCAACGATAGATCAAGCATTTGTGAAACAGTTTGAAGCTGAAGTTCACATGGCTTATCAACGAATGGGTTCAAAATTGAAATCCATGGTACGTAATGTTAATGGTGTAAAAGGTAATACTGTTCAGTTCCAAAAAGTAGCGAAAGGTTCTGCTTCAACTAAAGCAAGACACGCTGAGGTTGTCGCTATGAACTCAGTACACTCAAATGTAACTGCAACATTATCAGACTTTTATGCCGCTGATTACGTAGACAAACTAGACGAACTAAAAGTAAACATTGATGAGAGAAACGTTGTAGCACAAAACGCTGCATACGCTCTTGGTCGTAAGACTGATGAAATCATCACTGATACTTTTGATGCAAGTGCAACTGCATTAGCAAATAACTCTGCTGGTACAACTACTGGTATGAACTTAGACAAAGCTCAAAACGTTTTTGAAATCTTTGGAAACAATGATGTTCCAGATGATGGACAAAGATATTGGGTAGTCGGTCCAAAACAGTGGTCAGACCTATTAGATATAGATCAGTTCTCAAGAGCTGAATATATCGGTGAAGCAGATCTACCTTACAAAGGTGGAATGACAGCTAAAAGATGGTTGTCTTTCATGTGGATGGGCTTTAGTGGTTTAGCAACATCTGGTTCAACAGATAGACACACTATTGCATTTCATAAATCAACTCTAGGTATGGGTGTTGGTTCAGACGTAAGAACTGAAGTAAACTATATCCCTGAGAAAGTAGCACACCTTACAACTTCATACATGTCAATGGGAGCAGTCCTAATTGATGGTGATGGTGTAAGAATACAGAAGTGTGCAGAGTAGGAGTAAATAATGGCATACGCAACTTCAAACCCTTTAAAGAAGATCTCTCAAATGGGAGATAGCAATTCCTTATGGTACTACTCTGACGGAGATGCTATAGGAACTATTGATGATGCAGATTACTTTTTAACAGCGACAGGTGACCTGAACGCTGGTGATGTAATCATTGTAAACAGTGGTGGATCAAATGGTGTAGTAGATATTTTAATAGTATCAGCTGCTTCATCCTCTACAGTAACAACTGCGTTATTAGCATAATGATATTGGGGGGATTTATTCCCCCCTTTAAATATGGCAGATACTAAAGTAGACATTTGTGCAAGAGCATTAACCATGATTGGTGCTCAACCCATATCTTCTTTTGATGATGGATCAACAGAAGCATTAGTTGCTTCTACAATTTATGAAAATATTACTCAATCTATGTTATGTAGACACAGATGGAGATTTGCAACAGAACAACAACAACTATCTTTATTAACTGCTGCACCTACAGGTAGATATGATTATGCTTATCAACTACCTACTTCCCCAGATTTATTACAATTAAATACTATTACTGTAGCTGACCTACCTATTGAGTATGCACGTTATGGAGATAAGATCTTTGTTGATGGATATGATTCACAGTCTGCATTGATAGCTGATTATATTTTTAGACAAGATGAATCAGAGTTTCCTGCATATTTTAAAGATGCATTACAATTAAAATTAGCTTCCAGATTTGCTGGATCAGTAGCTAGAGATGCTGCTATGATAAAACAGTTTAGTGATGAGGCAGAAAGACAAACACTTATTGCTAAGAATATTGATAGTCAAGAAGTAACAAATAAAAAACTAAGTACAAAAAGATTTATAACAAACAGATTAACTACTAGGGGGTACTAATGGCTAACACCCTAAGAACAGTTTACACTAACTTTGCAAGTGGAGAACTTAATCCATTACTAGTTACAAGAACAGATGCTAATGCATACTTTAGTGGTGCTAAGACATTACGTAATTGGTACTTACTAGATGAAGGTGGTATTATGCGTAGACCTGGAACTACATATAAAGCAACATTACCAGGAGCATCAAGAGTTATTCCATTTATTTTTTCTAATGATGAACTAGCAGTATTTGTTTTATCTAATGGAAGATTAGATGTTTATGATTCAAATGGTGGAGCTGTTCAAACTAATATTACAACAAATGTTAATTGGACTACAGCACAGTTATTTGAAATAAACTTTGCACAGTTTGGTGATACTGTGTTTATGACACATAGAGAAAATCCTATGTTAGAAGTTAAAAGAACAAGTGCTACAACGTTTACAGTTTCAGAGTTTGCATTTGAATTAGATGAAGATGTAGTGGTATCTGGTGCTTATAAGACTCACGCACCTTTTTATAAATATGCTAATGCTAGTGTAACTATTACTTTATCTACTGGTGCTACAGGTACAGGTAGAACTATTACAGCTTCTTCTCCTATATGGACAAGTGACTATGTAGGACATTACATAAGAGTAGATGAAGCACAAATTTATATAACTGCATTTAATTCTAGTACAGAATTAGTAGGAACTATCATTGAAACTATAAGTGCTGGTGCTGGACCACATGCTAACTGGGAAGAAGAACTTATATCTGCTGTAAGAGGATATCCTCAAGCAGTTACATTCCATGATAACAGATTATATTTTGCTGGAGTAAGAGATGCTCCTGCTGCTGTAATAGGATCACAAGTTGGTGGATATTTTAATTTTGATGTAGGTACAGGATTATCTGACCAAGCTATTAATGTATTTGTATCTGGCGATAGAGTAAACGAAATTAGACATTTAGTATCTTCAAGAAATTTACAAGTATTAACAGATGGTGGTGAATATTTTGTACCTACCTCTACAGATACTTCTGCTGTTACACCTGCTAATATAACATTTCTTAGGCAAACACCTTATGGTTGTAGTAGAGCAAAACCTATTATTTTTGATGGTGCTACATTGTATGCACAAAAGAATGGTAAAGCTATTCGTGAATATTTATTTAGTGATGTAGAAAATGCGTATGCATCTACATCTATATCTATCCTAGCATCACACTTAGTGAAAGCTCCAGTAGATATGGCTATGATAACTGGTACAACAACTAGACCAGAACAGTTTGCTTTCTTTACAAACAATGATGGAACACTTGCTTTGTTTCATAGTGTACGTGCAGAAAAAATAGCTGGTTGGACACAGTGGAGTACAAAGAGTGGTGATGAGTTTACTAGTATTACAGCTATTAATGAAAATTTATTTTGTGTTGTTAAAAGAGAATTAGAAGGTGGAACTGTATATACATTAGAAAAGTTTGCTGAACAGGATGATCTTACATTAGATTGTTCAGGAACAACTACAGTTAATCAACAAGGCAGTCCATTAGTAAATGGTGCTAGTCAAACAGGTACTAGTATAAATGTAGATGGGTATACGACTTCACCTAATATAGGTGATATTATTACTATAGCTGGAATTACTGGTAGTTATGAAATACAAACAGTTACAGCTACAGCTAGTGGTCACACCATAGTTTTAGACCAGGCACTAGCTTCTTCACCAGCTGACAATGCTGTAATAACTATTACTTCAGGGCGTGTTCATAATAGTCCAGCTCATTTAACAGAAGAAACTATTAATGCTGTTGATGGTACATTTTCATTAGGATCGTTTACTACATCAGCAAGTGATACAATAACATTTGATGTAGCTCATAGTGCTGGTGTTATAGTAGGATTTAACTATGAACCTAGTCTTGAAACTATGCCAATAGATAGAGAAGTAGCAAATGGTCCATTGACAGGTGAGATAAAAAGAATATCTAGAGCAGTTATAGACTTATCAGATTCATTAAATGTAGCTTTACAAGCAGCAGATAATACTGCTAAAAGTTTAGTGATAAGAGATGTAGCTTTTGATGTAGCAGCTCCAGTTGCTAAAGTAACAGGAAAGAAAGAGTTTTTCTTTTTAGGTTATGATAGAGAGCCTACATTAAAAATAACACAAACAGCACCCTTGCCTTTAAAGGTATTAGGTGTAGCATTAGAGGTAGTATTTTAAGATGGGCGTAGAAACAGCATTATTTATAACAGCAGTAGGTACAACTTTGAGCTATAGAGCTCAGATGCAAGGATTAAAAAACGAAAGCACTAGAATAGAAGAACAGAAAAAAATATCTTCATTAAGAGCTTTACAAGAATCAAATTTAAGAACAGAACAAGAAAATATTACATTAAGTAATAATAGAACTGTAGCTGGTGCAGCAGGAATATTAGATGATAGTAGATCTTTTATAGCTATTCAAAACAAAGTTAAAAGTGATGCTATAAAGGATATAGGTAATATTAGATTAAATTCACAAATAGCCTCATCTAATTTAGATTATGCTTCAATGAATAATCAATTACAAAGACAATCATTAACATTTGGTACAGTTGCTCAATTAGGAGGTTATGCATATTCTGCTTATGCCTATAATAATCCACCTACAGGAGAAGATTAATGGCTTTAGATAGAGGTAAAAGATCTTCATTAGTATCTGGTAATATATCAGTAAATAAAAGTCAGACATCTGGATTAGGTTCTGCTTTACAATCATTTGGACAAACTGCATTAAAAATTGCTGAGCAACAAGCAGCAGTTATGGATGAAATTTGGAAAGGTGATTTTAAAGTAAAGACTGCAAAGTTTTTAAATGATTTATCTGTAGAACAAGAAGGTATGGATATGCCTGATTTAGCATCAGCACAACAACAAATATTAGGTTATAAAGAACAACTTATAAGTTCTTCATCTACTAGATACTCAAAGTATATTGAAAATTATTTAGATTTAAAAGGTATAGATACGTTAGATACATTAAGAAAAAGATCTAATGCTATTATGTTTAACAATGTTAATGGTGCTATTAACAATGAATTAGATTTAATTCAAAGTAGTACATATAATAATATTAATAAGATTGCAGAAAATCCAGACATTATAACAGGTATTGATTTTAGAAATGAAGTAGAAAAGCAATTTGAAAATGCTTCTTTAGATATAAATGATATTAATTTTGGTGCTGCACAAAGTTTGAATCCTTTAGAATATAACGATCAATATATTGCAACTACAGTAGATAATAATTTAATAAAATTAGAAGCAACAAGAATGTATGGAATAGCTATGTCTTTTTATAAAGGTATAGATTTTAGTAATCCAGATGATGTAGCAGCTGCTGATTCAAAAGTATTACAATTTAAAGAAAATTATTTATCAGGTAAAGAAAAAAGGCTAAGTAATAATTTTGATATAGATACAATAAACAAAAATATTGTAGCTTTTGAAAATAACGTAGAAACTATTAAATCATTAAATAATGCAGAAATATCACAAGGTCAATCTATTGCTGAGTTTGGACAAATTGTAAATCAAAATAAAATGAAAGATGCAATAGAAAGTAATTCAATAATATCTAGTGCATTTTATGCTGAAACAACTATTGGCAGTTTGTATACACAATTAGAGCCACTTGGATTACAAAATGATGAAGATTTGATAAATACGTTTATGGGTAAAAAACAAGTTTATAGTTATTTAGAAGATTTAGCAAAAAAAGAAAGTGTAACACCTAATAATGTAGATTTATATTTTGCTCATGTAGTAAATAATTTAGGTATTGATACATTTGAAAAGAAAGAGGAATTAAAAGATTTTGTTAATAGTTTTGTTAATAATCAAATTAATTTAGCAAATGTATTTGCAACAGGAAAAACATATACAGCTCAAGATTGGTTGGGTGATTTAGGAAAACCAATATCAGATCAATTACCTGCTACAGTATTAAAGAATAAACAAATTTTAGATGGAGTTATAGATAAAGATCTACAAGGTTCTTTTCAAAATGTTTATAACATTCTTGCAAAAGGTGAATTAGGTTCAGATGATATTAATACTGTAACTAATTTATATCAGGGATGGGAGTTTGCTACTAATAGAAATCCTTTAGCAAAAGCTAATATGAATGAAGTAGATCAAGGATTTTTTCAATATGTTGAAGATCAAGGTGGATTAAGTGCATTAGATACACAAGGTCCAGCTAATTTATATTCATCATATCTGGAACAAGTAAATTTACAGAAATCCAAAAAAGGTGAAATTGTATTAAATGAAAATGAAGTACTGAACGATCCAATAGTTCAAAAAGGAATTAACTTACAATTAACTGCTGAAATGATTGATGCAGTTATGACGGATGACACTTTAAGAACAATGGCAGCTCCTTTTTGGAATTCAATTATGAAAGATCCTGATTTTCAATTTGCTACAACTAATCCTCTTAAAGATTTTGTTCAATTAAAAGAAGGATTTGTTACAGGTAAAGGTGGAAAAATGTCTGATATGAATTTTTTACAACAAATAGCTATCAAAGGACAACAAACAGTAAACACTGTTTTTGATTTAGTTAATCCACTTGATACTAATTTTATGAATGAAAAATTTACTAAGACATTTTTTGAAGTTAAACCAGAAGTACAAGAATATATAAACAGAGCTGTTATTAATCAAATACCAAACTTTATGGACGCAACATTATTTGCAGAAAATATGGAATTAGCACAAGAAAGATTTGCTGAAGTAGCACCAGATATTGTTAAAACTGTAATTAGAAACTTAAATGACGATGAATATTCATTAAGTGCATTAGGAAGTAGAAATGGAAATTTAGAATTAGTTAAATTTGGATATGAAGCTGGAATGGCTAAAGCTGGTTATTCAGAAGAAGATATGATGACTAGAACTGCTTATGATATAGGTGGAATATTAAAAGGATATGAGGAACAAAATGGTGAGGAATTTATGTTTAATCAATTTC